CGTGACGGCTTCAAATACAACTTCGGTGCTGCTGTAGTCACCTGGAAGAAAACACCAATGCGCAGTGTTGTCACCGACACGTCCATCAGTGCAGCTGGCATGGCGAAAATCAACGAGGCTAGCTACGGCGGCAATTGCATTGAGCATCTTGATCCATATAACTGCTTTATGGATATGTCAGTCACGCCTGCAAACATGCACACTGAAGGCGAGTTCTTTGGCTACAACAAACTGATCTCTCGCATTCAACTCAAGCGCTTGCTTGGTGTTCTTGATCCCAACAAGACAACCAGCGCAACTGCTGCTTTCGAGTCTCAGTTCGCCGGTGCGAGCCAAGACACTGGCAACGGCATGGCGTATCACCATCCCATTATCAATCAATACCTGAACATGGGTATGGCAGATTACACCAGTGGCAACTGGGGCGCTTGGATGGGCTTGCCAGGATCGACTCGCTCAACAATCTCGTACAAAGACAGCTACGTGATCACGCACTTCTACTGCCGTGCGCTGCCAACAGACTTTGGCGGCAAAGGAAACCAACCGAAAATCTATCATGCGATCATGATCAATTGGCAACACGTGATCTTTGCAGAAGAACTGAACAGCGCACATGACTTCTTGCCATGCCTGATCATGCAGCCTTATGAAGATGGACTTGGCTATCAGACACAGTCTATGTTGGACAATGCGCTGCCGTTCCAAGACATGAGCAGCTCTCTGTGGAACATCAGCTTGGAATCTAAACGTAGGCTGATCTTCGACCGTCTTGTCTACAATCCTCGCCTCATTGACAAGAAGGACATTGACCCCGTGTCAAGCGTCAGTCGCATCCCATTGCGCAACGTGGCCATGGCTAAAGACGACAACGCAATCGCTCGGGCTGTCTACCAGATTCCGTACCGGGAGGACAACAGCTCAAGCAATCTGCAGATGAGCGAAATGATCAGTGCCATGGCAGATTCAGCAACTGGACAGAATCGCGTTGATCGTGGTCAGTTCCAGAAGGGCAACAAGACCAAGACTGAGTTCACGGAGACGATGGCAAACAGCAACAGCCGTCAGCAACTTAGTGCCCTGACCATCGAGCAGCAGTTCATGACTCCTGTCAAGGAAATCATCAAGAGCAACACCATGCAGTATCAACCTGCTGGCAAGCTCCTGAACCGAGACTCCAGACAGGAAGTAGAAGTTGACCCAGTAGAACTACGCAAGAGCATCCTGGAGTTCAAGATGACTGATGGCAACTTGCCCGCAGACAAGATGATGAACACCGAAATGTTGACTGTGTTCCTTCAAACCGCTCAAGCAATTCCTGGCATCACAACTGAGTACGATGTTCTCGGAATGTTCTTGTACTTTGCGAAGCTTCGCGGTGCTTACTGGCTGGAAGATTTCAAACGCAGTCCTGAGCAACAACAGCAGTTCATGCAGACTATGCAGCAGACAGCGGCAGCACAAGACCCGGCAGCTCAGATGACTGCCCAAGCACAGCAGATGATGGCACAACAAGCAGGTAACCAACCATGAACCAGTTAGCAACTATGCACAAAGATGCAGGCAGCAAGTTCTTTCGTGTACAACTCACACCCGCTGATGAACAGCAGGCTGCAAATGTATCACCGTTGTTCCTAGCACTCTTACAAAATAAGATTGAGAGCTACGCAAGCGCACTAGTAGACACAGTGCCTGCTTATGATCCTGACCCACGCAAGCAGGTAGCTGCTATCATGGCGTCTGAAAAGCTGCGCAACTTTGTGCAGGCTTACGAAGAACTTCTTGCTGAGCTACTTGATGCTCAGGCTACAAATATGGAGACAGCAAAGTCTCGATAATGGCAACTTAGTTGCAAACACTTCCCCAACCTTAGGACAACATCATGGCTTTTCTTTCTGGCATCTTCAACAAACCTCAAGCAGCTGCTCCTGCTCCTGCAACTCCTGTGAATGGCAATGGCTCAGCCGGGCCGGCAGGTCAACAACAGACTCCTGCAAACCCGCAGGCAGCTCCTGGCAACATGGCTGGTGGGCAGGCAGCAGCTCCAGCAGGTGGGCCGCAACCTTCTGTTAACCCGATGGATATGTACACCAACATGTTCACGCCGAAACCTGTTGATCCCAAAGCTGTGGCACAGCCCACAATGGCAGACCCAATTCTAGGTGTTCTTGATCCTGCAGCTTTCCGGCAACAAGTGTCTACGGCCAACTTTGCAGCCAACATTCCACAAGATCGCATGGTGGCAGCACTTGGGGGTGACACTGCTGCTTTTGCAGAAGTCATCAATATGGCATCGCGTGAAGCATTTGCAGCAGCCGCGCAACTCTCTCATGGCTTGGTTGAGCAAGGTGTTCGCACTGGTGCAGACAGAATGAATTCTGGGCTGGATTCGCGTATCAGAAACTTCCAGGTTAAGAGTCAAAATACAAGTAATGAAGCACTCAATCACCCGGCTGTGGCACCAATGCTCAATGCCGTCAAGATGCAGATCGCTTCGTCAAATCCAAACTTATCAGCAGATCAAGTCCAGCAACAAGCAGAACAGTACTTCTCCCAAATGGCTGATGTGCTAGTTGCACCAAAACAGGCAGCATCTGCTGCTAAGAGTCAGCCAGCGCAAGCTGACTTCTCTAGTTATCTGTAAACTCCTGTAAACTCCTGTAAACTTCCCTCAACTTCAAGGAAACATCATGTCCGTCGGTCTCATTACTTCTGCGTATCCTACGCAACCCACCAACCTGAATGGTCTCAGCTTTGCTTCGGCAATCACGCGTCTGATGCCCAATGGTTCGGCTCCTCTGTTTGGTCTTACCAGCTTGCTGAAAGATGAAACTGCCAGCAACATCGAGCATGGCTACTTCTCCAAGACCATGATCTTCCCGTCGGCCACGCTGAATGCAGCTATCCTCGACGGTGTTGCTACCAGCTTCACGGTGCTCAATCACACTGACATCAATGTCAATGACTTGCTGACTGTTGCCTTCACCGGCGAAACTGTCTTGGTCACTGGCTTTGCTGATGCGACTCACATCACGGTGGTTCGCGGTGTTGGCACTGTCGCTGCTGCTGCTGCTGATACAGCTACCATGCTGTACACCATTGGTAACGCGTTTGAAGAAGGTTCGACTCGCCCGAGCGCAGTCAACATTCTTGCTGAGCGCTACGTGAACTACACGCAAATCTTCCGCAATTCATGGGCTGTTACCAAGACTGCTGCTGCCATTCCGCAGATCGCCGGTTCTGGCTACGTCTCGGAAAGCAAGCAAGACTGCGCAGCTTTGCACGCAATGGCAATCGAGAAGGCACTGTTCTTCGGTCAGAAGTACATGGGCACCTACAATGGCAACGTGTTCCACACTCAAGAAGGCTTGATTGCTCGCGTGACTGCTGCTGCTGCTGGCAACATCGTGACTCTCGGCGCCACTACCAACTGGACTCAGTTGGAAGCTGCACTTGATCCGACGCTGCAAACTGTGACTGATCCCAAGGGCGGCAACATTCGTACCATGTTTGTTGGTGGCACGGCTCGTCGTGTTATCCACAACATCGCGCGTCTGAACAGTACGTACCAGATCACCAGCGCTGAAACCAGCTGGGGCCTGCAGATCGACACCATTCGCACGCCGCGTGGTACGTTCGAAATGATTGAACATCCGCTGTTCAATGCTTACGGTGCTGCTGCTCCTTGGGCTAAGATGGCAGTCATCTGTGATCTGAATGCTTTCAGCTTGGCCTACCTGCGCAAAACTAGCGATGCTAGTTACAACGCTGGCGGTGCTCTGGTTGACAACGGCATTGACGCTGAAGGCGGGACACTTACAACGGAATTGACTTCCACCATTAAGAACCCGAGTGCCTTCGGCGTACTCTACAACTTCACCGCCGCGGCTCAAGGCTAAGCAACTAGTTAGTTGATACTTTGAACAGGGAGCTTCGGCTCCCTTTTCCAGTATCAGCACCAAGCTGATTTTAACCAACCAAAGGAACCCTAATGGCTACTGCTCACACCTCCCTCCCTACTGGCACCGTGCTCCGCTCCGGTGAAGCTGCACAATCTTCGCTGGCTGCACTCAAAGACAAGTCGGCAAAGACTTATCATCACATGGTCAAAGGTGCCAAGTTCTTCATGCCTGATGGTCTGGCAGTTGAGTTCCTTGGCGGTCAGTTCGTGACTACTGATGCTGACATCATTGCTGAACTCGACAAAGTTGCCAACAAGCCAGCTTCCATGATCTACACCCGCAAGGATGCTGTGGAAGCTGTGCAATCGTTGATGAAACAAGCGGCTGACGATGCTGTCCAGAAATCTGCCAAGCCTGAATAAGCTGGCCAGCAGCTACTAACTACAAATCTACAGGTGCACACATGACTACTTTTGCTGAGCTCGAAGCTCTTGTCATTGGCCAGACTCGCCGCCCGGAAGTGACTGGTATAACCCAGGCTGCTATTCGGACTGCGACTTTGCGCGCGCACCATGTAGATTTCTTCCCACGCGACCTAGCAATAGGTTCGCTGTCATATACACCTACTAGCGCTGCAACGTTCTACGACTTTGCAAGCATCTCTGCTACTCTCCCACGTTTTCGTGCAATGCAACAGCTTCAAGGACTGGATCAAACCAGTCTTGCACCAGTTGAGTTGCTTGAGTATCGGGAACTGCAGGATTTATATGACAGTGACAACAATCGCAGACTACACATCTACACCGTGATTGGTGATACGCTTCGTGCTTATCCTACACTTGCCACCGGCACGATGTCAGCCTATTACTATCAGAATCCGCAAACTGATATGACGCTGTACTCCAGCTGGATTGCCAATACCTATCCAGACGAGCTGGCAACTTGGGCAGCAGCAATTGTCTTTGCTCGTACAGGCTTTGCTGAGATGGCAAGTGACTTCCAGAAAACTCACGTGCAGAGTTTCAAGGAACTCTTGCTAGCATCTAGCCTCACTGTTACAGCTAACTAATCAACCCTTCAGGACGCATCATGCCTTACGTTCCCAATGCTACCCAAGATACTGAGCCAGTTGCTAGCCAGACTGTAGAGTCTGCGGCTCTTGAATTCCGCACACTCAAGACTCGTGTTAACTCGCTGGAGACTGCAGTTAATACGGAAGATACGCGCGACTTACGTGTTCCAGAAGCTGCTATAGCTGTTATTCCTGCAATAGCCAGTCGGGCCGGTAAGGTACTGGGATTTGACGCAGGTGGAGATCCAGTAGTAGTTGAAGTCAGTGGGGCAACTGATCCTAGTTTGCGTACAGACCTCGCCGCATCCTCTGGCGCATCGCTGGTGGGGTATCTACCTGCTGGCG